TCAGAAGGTTGGGGGTTCGAGTCCCTCCAGGCGCACCACAGTAGACAGCCCCTCGGCGAACCAGTCGAGGGGCTGTTTCGTTGCGGCGGCGATCGCGAACATCTTGGAGGCCGAGGGCTCGGTCCTCGCCTGCTCCCATTCGTTCACCGCAGAGCGCGAGACGCCGCACATCTCGGCGAGGTCGCTCTGTCGTAGTCCGGCGAGTTGTCGTGCGCCTCGGATTCGCTTGCTGAGCGTGTCGAGCGCTGAGTCGTTGAGCAACGTCATGCGCACAGACTAGCGCTTGTCATGACAGATATCGCGACACGCCGTCGTAAATCGGCGTGTCGTCCGGGACGCGTCGTGTTGAGTGTGCATGTGACAGAAAACACGACACGAGCATGAGCGTCGAAGCCATGGCAGTGGTGCTCAACCACTCGTCGGCCACGGGCACCGCCAAGCTCGTCCTGCTCGGCATCGCGAACCACGAGGGCGACGGTGGCGCATGGCCGTCTGTCGGCACCCTCATGCGGTACGCGAACAGCGACCGTCGCACCGTGCAGAGAGCGATCGACAAGCTCATCGAGTCGGGCGAGTTGAAGCGGCTCATGCAGCAGGGCGGCGATCACCGCACGCCGAACGCGACGCGACCGAACCTCTATCGGGTCAACGTCGTGTGCCCTCCGGAGTGCGATCGCACGACGCGTCACGGGCGGTTATCCACAGGGGCGGCACTGACGCCGCCCGGTGGCACTGACGCCGCCCGGGGGGCGGCACTGACGCCGCCCGAACCATCCTCTAACCACCCCAGACCTACAGGAATGAAAGAACCTCACCTTCCTGAACGCGCGAGTGGGCACAAGCATGCATTCGATGTGACGTCCGGGTATTGCGGGTGTGGTTACCGCGACGACGGGCGACTGGTCGATCCGAAGTCAGGCATCCAGTTCCAGCCGCCCGTCACCGAGAGGACCGAAGCATGAACAACCACGAGCCCATCGAGTACCGATGCCACACGTTCGAGGACGGCGAGGCATGGTGCGCGATCCTCGGCGCCGCGATCTTCGGCCTCGCGCTCGGCATGCTGATCGTCGCGGCGATGCTCTCATGACCAGGGCACACCAGGCCGCAGCCCTCACCGCCCTCGCCGACGTATGCGACGACGCCGCCGCCACACACATCGCAGCCACCGAGAAGGGCGCCACGCAGCTCGCCGCGTCCGCGCGACGCATCCACTTCCAGGCGGACGCGGCGCGGACGCGCATCGTCCAGGACGGCGACGAGTACATGGCCACAGCGTGGGCCGTCGTGGACACCTGCCGCATCGCCCTCGCCGAGACACGGCTCCGCGTCTCGAACGCCCGGCGCTGGGGCGCGAGGCCATGAGCGCGAAGCACAGCGATCCGCTCTACATCGCCAACGCCAAGATCATCCGGGCGCAGACCAAGCGGGCGCACCGGTTCGGGCAGGACGTGGACTGCTGGCGATGCGGGCGCATCATCCCGCCGGGCGCGCGCTTCGACGTGGGCCACCTCGACCCGGACGCGCCGCCGACGCTCGACAACCTCATGCCCGAGCACGTGCGGTGCAACCGAAGCAACGGCGGGCGCATCGGCGCAGCGATCACCAACACCATGCGCTCCGCACGCACCGCGCCCGTCGCACCGCGGCCCGCGCCGACCGCCGGGCCGCGACGGTTCGCGCCATGGTGACCGGCTCTTTTTTGAACGTCGTGGTAACCCCCGCCTTCGGCTCCAACAGCAAAGCCTCCCCCCGAAATCCCCAACTGACCAGGTGAAAACATGAAGACACCGACGCTCACGGACCTCCACGACGAGGCCACCTGGCTCGAATGGCGCGCCCGCGCCGAGGCCGTGCCCGCCATCCGCTGCACCGACCTCGCGACCACCGACCAAACCCGGGCGGAGTTCCTCCTCGGCGCGCGGATCCTCCGCCTCGACAAGCTCGTCCGCGCCGGCGACCAGCAGACCGGCCCATCACCCGTGCAGCTCCTCGTCGCCGACGTCGTCAACGCAGTCCGCAAGCACACCGCGATCCTGGAGCCCCGGCGCACCACGAAGACCACGAGCGTGCAGGCGGTGCTCCTCGGACGGTGCGCTCTGCGCCCGAACTACCAGGCCGCGTGGACCATGCTCACCACCGGCCAATCCGCCGGCCAGCGGTTCCGCGAGGACATCGCAGACGGGCTGCCCTACATCGCCGATGCCGCCGACATCCCCGCGATGAAAGCCAACTACGGCAAGGGCACCGAACACATCTACTGGCCAGCCACCGCGTCCCGGCTCCGCGTCCTCACGCCCAAGGGCGCGAGCTTCCGAGGCGGCGGCTTCGATGCCGTCTTCGCCGACGAGGGCGGCGAGGCCGACATCGACATGTCCGACGACATCATGCAGGGCGCGCTCCCGACGATGGACACCAAGGTCGGCGCGCAGTTCATCGTCGCCGGCACGCCCGCGAAGTACCGCACCGGCAACATCCTGTGGGAGCAGCTCCACAACCCCCGCGCAGCCGTCCTCTGGCATGGCATCCCCGAGACGACCCCGCCCGAGCAGCTCGCCTCGTGGGAACCTGACGACGACAACCCCGCCGGCCGCGTCCGCGAGCTGATCGAACTCGCGCACCCCGGCGTCGGCTACACCACGCCCATCGCCGCGATTGAGGAGCACTTCTACTCGTTCCCCCGCGAGAAGTTCCTCCGCGAGTACGGCGGGCAGTTCGGCCTGGAAGGCGCCGTAGACCGCATCATCCCCGCCGCGCAATGGGCACGCGCCGTCACCGACGAAGCGTTCCCCACCGAGCTACCGGCTCGCGTGTCCGTCGCGCTCAAAGCGCACCACCTCGGCACCGCCGCCGCGCTCGCGATCGCCTGGGAGTACGAAGAACCCCGCGACCTCGTGGAAGAAGCGCTCGACCTAGACGGGCACCCCACCCGGCCCCGACGCCGCGCCGTCGCGCTCTGGGACCACGTACGCGGGGACCTCACCGGCTTCGACCGCAAGGTGCTCATGAAGCTCCGCCGCACCCGCGCGAGCCTCGTCTACGACAAGCACGGCTACACCGAATCCATCGCCGAGAAGAAAATCGGCACCGCCACGCCCAAGCCTCGACTAACCGCAACCAAGCCCGCCGACATCCCCCAGTCCACCGTCCGTCTCCTCCAAGCGCTCGAAGACGGCACGCTCGTCGTCTTCCGTGACGCCGAACTCGACCGATCCGCCGACATCGCCACCCGCCGCGCATTCGGCCGCTACGGCTCGTTCAGCTTCGGAGCGCCCAAAGCCGACCCCGACGCGGACGTGACACCCCTCGAAGCCGTCGCGCTCGCGCTGCACTTCCTTGACGACGCACCTACCAAACTCGACCCCTCGACCACTGTGGAGTTCGCATGATCCAGCAAGACCGCTCACCCGTGTCCGTGGTCACCCTGTGCACTGAATGCCCGCACTGGCGCTCATTCTCATTCGACCTGCCCGAGGCCCGACGCCGCGCCGCGAACCACCTCATCATCGTCCACGATGTCGAACCGGCACGCGCCCACGAAGCCACCCGCAAGGCCGCGACACGCCGAGAGCGACACGCCGTAAACCACTAGTGGCGGTGATTCTCCGGAACATCTGTGCCGTGGGAATCTTCGGACGCAACATCGACCAGGCATACGGGCCGCGATCGACAATGCCGATCGCCGTCGCGTCCCCGTGGGCACCGACAGACACGCTCACACAGATCGCCGTCGATCAGCTGTTCGTCGGACCGGACTCGGCTACTGTGCCGATGACCCGCGACATCGCGCTCCGCATCCCCGGCGTGAAGCGTGCGCACCAGGTCCACGTCAAGCAGTTCGCGTCCATCCCGTTCTTCGCGATGAACGGCGACGACCGCGCAACTCCGCAGCCGAAATGGCTCACCTCGTCCGCATCCGGTGTGTCCCCCTACCACCGCATGCACGGCGTCGGCAGCGACCTGTTCTTCAACGGCTGGGCATGCCTCGGATTCGACCGTGACCCGCTCGACCAGGACGCCGACTGCCTCCACGCCCCGTTCGGCGCGTGGGGAATCGACCCCGACACGGGCCGCCCGTGGATCGACACCAACGTCGTTCCGGCACGGTACGCCGCGCACCCCGTGGTGATCTCCGCCGGGTACGGCGACAACGGTCTGCTTGTGGACGGGATCGACACCCTCCGCGAAGCACGCCAGATCGAGGACGCCTACAAGAAGCGCCTCGATGACCCCGTGCCCCTCACGATCCTGAACATCCCCCTCGCCACATGGGAACTCTGGTCACCCGAGGAGCGGGCAGCCTACCGGGACCAGTGGGTCGAAGGACGCCGGAAGTCCTCCACCGCCATGAAGGTCGCCGAGTTTCCCGTGGAGATGCCCGGCCAGATCGCCGTGGACCTGTACGAGTCAGGCCGCAACGCCGTCCGCCTCGACATCGCGAACCACACCGGCACCCCCGCATCACTGCTGGAGGGCACCCGGCAGGCCGGCGGCGGCGGCACCGACATCCGCTACACCGGCGTCGCCAACGGCTCCATGCGCGGCGAACTGTGGGAGTACGGGTCGGCGAAAGGCTTCGCCTTCGCATTCGAAGCGCGGATGTCCCTCGATGACATCGTCCCGTCCGGGCAGTCGATCCGCGGGGACCTGACCAGCATGCAGGCGATCCCCGCCCCCAACACCAACCCCACTAGCGAGGACTGATCCATGGACCCTGTCATCATCGACGCCGGCACCCTCACGTTCTCCGACGAGGACATGGCCGCGACCGGCCTGCTCGTCCCGTACGGAGTCAAGGCCCGCAGCAACCTCGGCGAGTTCGAGGTGGATGCTGGCGTGTTCACCGTGCCCGCCGACGTGACCGGCGCGTCCCTGAACGTCGAGCACGCCCGGGAAGACGTCGTCGGGGGGTTCTCGAAGGCGTGGGAACAGCCCGAGGGGATCATGGGCACCTTCAAGTTCGCCGAGACCGACGAAGGCCGCAAGGCGTACGCCGACGCGAAGTCCGGGAAGCGCAAGAACCTCTCTGCCGAGGTAGCCGGCGTCCGCATCCGCGACGGCCGCGCCATCAGTGGTCGCCTGTTCGCCGCCGCGCTCGTCGAGAAGCCCGCATTCGAAGGCGCCACCCTGCTCGCCGCGGAAGACACCCCGTCGTCCGAAGTGTACGAATCGCCCGAAGCCGCGTCGTCCAGCCAGTACGTGACCGAGTTCACCGACTCCAAAGGCGTCAAGTGGCGCCGCATCGAAACCAACACCAGCTCGACAACCGTCGAGAAAGTCGAGACACCCGAGGCCGACCCGGCCGAGGACAACCCCGAAGGAGGGTCCACCGTGACCGCAACCGCAACCAAGCCGGGTCAGCAGGCCCCCGCGCCCGTCCCCGGCACGCTCCTCGCGGGCGCGCCCACCGGCGCCGCGCCCGGCGCCGAGAAGCGTGACGACATCGACCTCGGATCGATCTTCGCGGCGATGTCGACCGTCAAGAGCGGCATCGGTTCCCTTGAGGACGCTGAGACGCTGCTCGCCGCGCTCACCGACATCAAGTACGACGCCGCCGGCGGACTCACCACGGCCGGCAGCGGGATCCTCCAGCCCGCGTGGGTCGGGAAGCTGTGGCAGGGGCGGCGCTACCAGCGAAAGTACATCGACCTGTGCACGCACCTGTTCGGCGGCATCCAGCTCGGTGGACGAGGCGGCTACACGATGACCGCAGGAAGCGAGCTCGTTCAGGAATGGGCGGGCAACAAGAACGACATTCCGTCTGGCGGCGCGTCCACCGCGAAGAAGAACTCGACCCTCAAGAAGTACGGGTGGGCGGCGGACATCGCCCGCGAATGGTTCGACCTCGAAGGCGGCGCCGACCTCATCGAGGAACTGCTCAAGCTCGTCGTGGACTCCTACGCCCGCGTCACCGACCAGCGCGCTCTCACCGACATCTTCACCGCCGCGTCCCGCACGTCGGCGGCTCTGGATCGGCTCGTCGCCCCCGAGTCGCTGCCGTCCGGCACCCCCGCCAACTCGGCGTACTACCCCGCCGTGGTACAGCTGATCCAGGCAATCGAGGCGATCTCGGATGCCGACGACGACCCGTCCTTCGCCGTCGTCAACCCGACCGCCTGGAAGCAGCTCATCTACACCCCCAAAGAGCTGCTCCCCGAGTACGTGTCCCTCTCGGTCAGCGCCGGAACCGGAAGCGGGACCGTCGACGGGAAGGTCACCGTCCGGAAGGCACCACAGTCGTTCTTCACCGGTACAGTCTCCGCCAACCCGCAGGTGATCGCCGGCGCCAAGGGTGCGATCGAGTTCCGTGAGACGGGCGAGACGCCCATCGCGATCAACGCGCTCGACATCGCCCGCGGCGGCGTAGACGAGGCCCGCGTCGGCTACCTCGAGACGTTCGTCGTCCGCCCCGAGTCGCTCGTCCTCATCGGGACCAAGCCGTAATGTCCGCCCGCGAACAGGCCACGATCAGCGCGGCGGGCGATCTCGTCGCGCTGGACGTGTCCACCCTGAACGCCGCCGCGGTACACCTCCGTGGCGGGGACACCGCCGCCGCTGGCGCGAACCTCACCTTCGAAGCGTCCCTGAACTCCACCAACGGGACGGACGGTGACTGGTTCGCGATCCAGGGCGCGCGATCCAACGCGAACACGGCGGAGTCCGCGACCGGTGCACTCGCGCTCGGAGCGGGCGCCGCCAACCCCTACGGCTGGCGGCTGAACACCGCCAGCTATGCGTGGGTCCGTGCGCGTGCCACGGCGATCACGTCGGGCCAGGTCGTCGCGATCATCCAGGGCTCCTGGTACCCGGTCGAGACGATCCCAGTCACCCCGACGCACGCTGTCACCGGGTCCGGGAGCTTCACCATCGCAACCCCGCCCGGCTCCGCCTACAGCCTCACCACAGCCGCGACCACCAACGCGGCCGTCGTGAAGTCCTCGGCGGCGAACCTGTTCGATCTGACGCTCAGCAACCCGACCGCGACAGCGGTGGTCGTGAAGCTGTACGACAAGGCAACCGCCCCCACGGTCGGCACCGACATCCCGAAGGTCACCATCCCCGTGCCCGCCGGCGCCATGGTGCCGGTGCAGTTCGGGCAGAACGGCAAACGGTTCACATCGGGAATCGGCATCGCCGTCACCGCGAACGCTGCCGCCACCGACACCGCTGCCGCCGTCGCCGGCGTGCAGGTGCACGGCACGTACATCTAAGGAACGGGAGCGTAGACGATGGCTACCTGGTACGCGGTGACGAACACCGAAATCCCCGACGCGGCCGAGAGTGCTCGGCGTGAGCGGGTGCTCGGAGCATGGGCCGAGGCACCCTTCGAGAACCTCGAAGTGCTCTCCATGCTCCTGGAGGTCGCCCGCGAGGATGTCATCGCCTACGCTCCCGCACCCGTCGCCCCGCAGAACTGGGAGACGGAGCCGCCGACCCGGTTCGTGCTCGCGCAGCTCCGGCAGACGCAGAACCTGTGGGATGCCGGCACGGTGACCGGTGAAGGCAACGTCGGTGAGGGCGGTTTCACGTTCACCCCTCGACCGCTCGACAAGACGATCAAGAAGATGATCCGCCCAGTGGACGGGAAACCCCATGTCCTCTAGCGTCCGCGGGTACGTGCTGGAGCAGCTCGCGCCCGGCATCCCCACCGGCAACAAGTGGCGCGTCGATCCCGGCATCCCCACGATCAAGACCCTCGACAAACCGATCCTGTGGATCGAGTACACGTCCTTCGCACGGGAACCGTCCGCGCCGCTGTCGCGGATCGCGTGCGGTGTGGACGTGTGCATCGCGTCCAACCTGACCGACATGCGTAAGGGCGAAGACGACGCTGACGAGCTTGTGGCCGCACTGTTCGAAGTCGCCGTGACCGCCAACGCATTCCGCGACGTATCGGCCAAGAAGACCGTCTTCGGAGACATGTACATCGGGTGGCGCATCAGCCTCACCGTCATCACCACCAACCCCGACCAGGAGTAGATCATGGCCACCATCACGCCCGTCCCCATCGTCCTCAACGACATCGTCCTCACCATCGCGGCCGACAACTACGAAGCAGCCGTGTCGAAGGTGGAACTGGTCCCCACGACCCCCGTGGCCACCTGGAAGGGCATGACCCCCACCGCCGGCTTCCAGCTCCCGGGCACGACGACGTGGGTCATGAACATCGACTTCGCGCAGGACCACGCCACCGCGAACAGCCTCACCCAGTACCTCCTCGCCAACAACGGTCAGAAGAAGGCCGTGACCTTCAAGCCGAAGAAGCCGGCGACCGGCACCGCCCCGACCTACACCATCGACGCGATGATGATCCCCGGATCGATCGGTGGCGAGGTGGACGCGGTCGGCGTCTCGTCGGTGTCGCTGCCGTGCAGCGGCCAGCCCGTCCGCACCGTCGCCTGAGGCCCGGTCATGCGTCTGGACGTTCGGAGATCACCAGTGCTGTCCGCACTGGTGCAGACCCTCGCGCGGATGCCGCGTGAGGTGAACTCCGAAGTCCGGGAGCAGTCCAAAGCCGTCATCGTCCCGGAATACCGGCGCGGGCTCGCGGAGCGTGCGCCCGCGCCGGTATTCCACAAACGGCTGGTCGCCCCGTCCAACGCGTACGTATCCGACCGTGGCGTGCGCCTCGTCGCCGGATCGAACGCGGCAGGCATGTTCCCCCGCGAAACCGAGTTCGGCGCGTACCGGGAGGACTTCGAGACGTACACGCGGCGGTCCCGCAAGGGCGGATCGCACCAGGTCACCCGCCGCACGCAACGCCAGTTCTGGCACTACACCAAGACGGGCCACGTGTTCTACCCCACCCTGTCCGACATGATCCCGAGGATCGCGGCCCTCTGGGCGCAGACCGCGTACCGCACCGTCGCAGAGCAGATCGAGAAAGCAACCGGCCGTGGCTAGCAAACGCTTCGAAGTAGACATGGGGCTCAACGCCTCCGACGTCGCCAAGGGCGCCAAAGACGCCGAGACCTCCTTCAAGAAGCTGGAGGATGCGCTCGAAAAGACCGGCAGCGGAGGAGCGAAGGACCTCGACAAGATCGAGGACTCCCTCCGCGACGTGCAGAACCAGTCCAAGAAGACCGGTCGCGCCGTCGCCGACATCGAAGACGACGCGAGACGCGCCGACCGGGCGCTGTCCGACGTGGGCGACACCGGCGGGCGGTCGCTCGACCGAGTGAAGGGTGGCGCGCAGGAACTCCAGCAGGAGTTCGGGCAGAACCTCGGCGAGACCGTCTCCAGCTTCAGCGGAGACCTGTCCGACCTCGGGCAGGTCGGGCAGGACACGCTCGGTGGCCTCGCGGCCAGTGTCGCCTCGATGGGCCCGGCCGGCCTCGTGGGCGCGTTCGCCCTGGCCGCCGGTGCTCTCGGGCTCGGCGCGGTCCGCGCTGGCATGGGGGACGCAGAGGAGAAGCAGCAGGCGTTGAACGAAGCCGCCGGCAAGTGGGCCGACGCATACGAGGACGCGGCCGGCCGCATCGTGTCAGCCGCGTACACGGTCGGCGAGATCAACTCGATCGCCAACGATCCCGAGCGGTACAAGGAAGCCGAGAAGAACGCGAAGGACTGGGGAGTCACAACCTCGGACGCCATGCGTGCCATGGCCGGCGACGCGCTGGCCCTGGAGGTCGCTCAGGGCGCGCTCAACGAACGCGGAGAGCGCTGGTCGGCTCTCATGAAAGAGAACACCGACCAGAGCGGGTTCTACAAGGGCACGCAGGCGACCACCGACCGGCTCCACGAAATGGGCGAGTCGATCCAGAGCGGCACGGACGCGCTGAAGTTCCTCAATGACGCCATGGCTCAGGGCGCCGAACAGGACCGCGCACGCGAACGCGCGATCTACGACTACACCACCGCTGTGGGCACCGCCACGGGCGAAACTGACGACCTCGGCAACGCGATCTACAAGCTGCCTGACGGCAAGGAGATCGTGGTCGACGCGAAGACCAAGAAGGCGTACGAGGACCTCGACGCGATCGAGCACAAGAAGCTCACCGAGAAGACCGCCACCGTGCGGATGCGGGTGGACGACTCCGAGCTGCAGCGATACCAGGTGCCGCTGAAGGTCGGTTACGTGCAGATGCAGGTGCAGAACTCCGCACAGGTGAACCGGCTGTTGAAGTGGGAGTGACCAGTGTCTGACATCATCACCTCGGGCGCGTCCGTGATCGAGCCGACCCTCATCCTGGGCTACTCCTCCACGCGTGCGGCCCGGACCATCATCCATGACATCATCGGGCGGGCCGCGCCGGACGTGACCCTCCGTCCCGCCGGCCTCCGGTCGGGCCGGATGGAGCTCGCGTTCCTCACCGATGACAGCGAGTCTGCGAGCGCCGCAGCTGAGGCTGTCCTGGCGACGGCCGCGACGTTCTCGCTCGTGTCATCCGACCGCGCCTCGGTCTCGCTCCAGTTCGTGGTGCCCGCTGGGACCAATATCACGCGGACCCTGGACGATGAGACGAGAGACGGCTGGGTGGTCGCGTTCGGGTGGCAGGAGGTGATCCCGTGACCGTCTCGGCGCCGGCCTACTCGGCGACCGTGGCCGGAACGTCCATTGACGTGAGCGACGGCTCCGTCTCCCTGGATGCCGCAACCGCCCCTCACGTGAAGGGGGAGATCTCCGTGTCCGGGGCCGGGGCGGCTTTGCTCGGCGCGCTGGACCCCCGTCAATCCCCTCCGCCTCGGGTGATTCTCACGTGTGGCGGGCGCGTGTTCGATCTGCACGTGCGGGACCGCGACACAGACAGGCGGGGGAGTGCTGTGTCGGTAGTTCTCGCGTCGGACGAGGCGCTGGTGCAGGACTACGCGCCCCTCGGCGACGACGATGCCCCATTCTCTCTCGCGGCGTCCCTCCGCGCCGTCGTCAACTATGTTCTGGGCAAGGCGATCCCCGGAGCGGTGCTGGAGGTGACGCCCGCTCTGGACGCGGACGTGACCCCGTACTGGGCGGTGACCAACCTGCTGACCAACTCCTCGTTCGAGGGCGGCTCGGTCGGGTGGGTCAGTGGGGCCAACGCGGACGGTGCCGCCCCATACGCCTCACGAGCCCGCACGGGCAGCAGAGGACTCATCTGGCGGTCCGTCGCGGCGGGACTGTCTTTCGTGGACTCTGTGCCGGTGCGGGTAGCTCCGGGCCGCTCCTACGTGCTGAGTGTGTACATCAACCCGTTGCAGACCAACCCCGCATCTCTCCAGATTCGGTTCCGTGACGACGCAAACGCGACCATTCAGTTCAGGTACAGCACCCCTGTGTCCGCGCCGGCGGGCACGTGGACCCGGCTGGTGCTGGTGGTCACCGCGCCGCCGGCGGCGACGGCGGCGACCGTGCACGTGGCCTACCACGCGGCCGGCGCGAACCTGTACCCCGTCATTGACGATGCCATGTTCCACGAGGGAACCCGTGCGGTCCCGTTCTTCTACCCCGGAGTGACCAGCGGAGGCGGCTACACGTACGCGTGGACGGAAGCGGCCCACATCTCGGCATCTACCCGCACCCCCGATGTGGAGCGCGACCCGGAATCGCTGATCTGGAAGGCCGGTCAGGGAGGCCTCGACTTCCTCATGCCACTCGTGCAGGCACGCGGATTGCGGCTGGTGTGTGACGAGCGGCGGCGGTGGACGCTCCGCAACGAGTCCCACACAGCGGCCGGGTCGGCCTCACTCCGCGAGGGCGTGAACATGATCGAGGCGCACGAGAAGATCAGCCGGGACGCCGGCATCTGGTTCGACGCGCGGGTGACCCGCTACCGGTGGATGGACTCTGACGGCATCTCCCAGGAGCGCGTGGATTCCTACGCCCTCAGCGCCGCGTACACGATGCAGCAGACCGTGGAAATCGATGCGGCCTACCCCGGCCCCGGGCGATCCGAATACGCCGTCAGGCGGGCGCAGGGCATCGGCCGTGAGGTGTCCGCCACGCTCATGGCGGACTGGAGTGTGACCGCCGAACAGCCCGTGTCGGTGCTCCTCAGCGACACGCCGCCGCAATCGGGGGTGGTTAGCGCCGTCCGCTTCGACCTCGGTCGCAACGAGATGACCGTCGAGGCCCGCACACGCGACATCGGCGCGCGCTCGATCGACGCGCTGACCGGAACCATCAACGCCCTCACGGGCACCATCGACAACCTGGGAGCATAACCATGGCCATCGGAGACGCCGCCCTCGCGGCAGGTATGCCACTCGTCAACGGAGCGGAGGCAGGCAGCGCCCCCAAGATTGACGACTACATCAACGAGACTCGCGATTTCATCGCCAATCGCACCAGCACGGTCACGCCGGTCGCGAAGGGCGGGACCGGCGCGACCTCCGCCGCCGCAGCGCGTGCGGCCCTCGGCGTCAGCGCCGGCAACACTCCCACGGGCAGTGGCGGCAGCAACGTCCAGGCCGACCTGGACTACCTCTCCACGCAGATCGGGAACACCTACCGCAAGGTGGACGTAGATACCGCGTTCGGCACCCGTGACGCGAACATCGACTACGTCCAAGCCGGGAACATGAAACCCGACGTGTACAACCGCGTGCTCTCCGGTTCCTACCGGGTCGCCTACGTCAGCGCGGGCGGCACCCTCGGCTGGGTTTCCTCCAGCCGCACCGCGAAAGAAGACATCGAGACCGCGCCCATCGACGTCCAAGCGGTCCTCGCGATGGAAGTGGTCACCTATCACCGCATCGGCGCGGAGGACGGTCAGCTCGAGCACGGTCTGATCGCTGAGGACCTCCACGACCTCGGCCTGACCTGGCTGGTCGATTACGGCGCCGAAGGCGACACCCCGCAGGGTGTCCGATACGACCTCCTCGCGCTCGCCCTCATCCCCGCCGTGCAGTCGCTCGACGCCCGACTCCGGAGCCTGGAGGACGCACAGTGACGTTCACACCGCGCGACCTGGACGGACTCGCAGCGGCCGAGCGGATGCTGTCCTGGGGAACCTGCACGCCATACTCGTGCCTGGAGACCGTGCACCGTGCGTTCCCGTTCGGCGCGTCCGACGCGCCCGGCGCATACACGCACGCTCTCGTGGAGTGGGAACGGTGCCCGGCCGACCGCCGTCACCCCGGTGACCCCAACCCGCCCGCTGGGGCCATCGTCCTATGGGATCTCTACGTAAAATCCCTCGGCTACTCGGCCGGGCACATTGCGCTCAGCATCGGCGGCGGACGTGTCGTCTCCACCGACTGGCCGGTGAAAGGCCGGATCGGCGTCGCGAAGATCACCGACATCACCGCCGCATGGAACGCGACCTACCTCGGCTGGACCAACCGCATCGGCGGGCACACCGTCATCACCGCCGGCACACCCACGCCCACCGGCTACACATCACAGGAGGAAGACATGCTCAAGAACGACCCCGAACTGCAAGCGCGACTTGACGAGATCGTCTCATTCATCGCCTCGAACTTCACCGGAATCACTGGCGTGGTGCAGGCGGAGGGCGGCACGACCCGCCAGTATGTGGATCGACGCGTCAGCGACCTGGCCGGCTGGACCCGAGACGACGCCAACCGCATCCGCGCGAGCCTCGGCAGTGCGGACCCGAAGGCGATCGCGGCCGCGCTGGCCCCCCTCATCCCCGCAGCCGCGAACCCCGCCGCGGTTGTGGATGAACTGGCCAAGCGCCTCGCGGGGAAGGTGACCGATGCCACCCTCTGACGACGCGATCACCCTCGCCGTTATCGCCTCCCGCCTGGACGACGTGCGCGACGACATCGGGCAGATGCGCGGCGACATGTCCGGGTTCGCGGCCAAACACGTCACCCGAGGCGAGTGGGAGATGCGCAACGCGTTCTCCGACTCAAAGTTCTCAGGCCTCGGCCGCGAGATCGGCGACCTGCGCGGGGAACTCCGCGCACGCCGCGCACCCTGGTGGTCCGTCGCCGCCGTACTCGTCTCCGCCGCCGCCCTCCTCTGGACCCTCATCGGGCCAGCAATCATCGCCCTCTGAAAGGAACAATCATGACCGAACCCCAAACCCGCGCCGAAGCACGTGCCACCCAGACCCCGAACCGCTGGGTGCCCTCGCCCGAGGGTCGCCTGTGGATGTACGGCATCCTCGTCGCCCTCGCAGCCCTCGCCGTCGCCTACGGCATTGTCACCGTCGAACAGGGCGGGCTCTGGCTCTCCCTCGGCGCGGCCGTACTCGGCGTCGGCAACCTCATCGCCGCGCGCAACGTGCCCAGAGATTAGGCGTCAGCTCGCGTACCTATAGTTCCGCGCACACCTCTTCGAGGTACGCGAGCACCAGAGCGGTCGTGTAACCCTCGAACTGACGCGCCACTCGCTCGGCTATGTCAGACCGTCCTGCACCGTCCATGGGGCAGTAGGTCCCAAGCGGTCCGTCACGACCCCAGTCGCGCCCGAAGTTCGCATCGAGGGTCGAGCGCTGACCGTCAGTGAGCGGCTCCTCGTCGGGGAGCGGCGATGATGTTTCCGACGAATCCGAGGCAGGAAGCGTGACCGTCACTGTTGGCGCTGGCGCAGTAACAGTCGTCGTGACGGTGACAGCCGAGTTGGGGGAGCCGGAGCAAGCCGACAACAGGAGGGCGGCGAGGACGAGCGCGGCGGCTCGCAGTGTGCTGCTCATGGTGGCGATCCTCTCACGTGTCCTATCCGGCCAACTCATCGACGGCGGTGCGCATCCTCGCGGTGTCCCATTGGACGTAGCGGCGCGTCGTCGTCGGTGTCGCGTGGCCGAGCATGCCCTGCACGCCCAGCAGGTCACGCGTGTGCGCGTAGAGGCGCGTCGCGAACCGGTGCCGGAGAGTGTGCATCGTCCACTGGTCGGGCAGCAGGTCACGTATCAGCTTGCCGACATACCGCGGTGACAGGTGCCCCTCATCGAGGCCGGGGAAGAAGTAGCCGGGCTCCATTGCCGACAAGGTGACCCCGAGGCTGTGGGGGAGCGGCACAACTCGTGCGCGGCCGCCCTTCCCGTGCACCACGAGGGACCGGCCTACCAGGTCCTCCATCAGGTCACGGGTGTGCGCCACGGCCACCTCGCCACGGCGCATCCCGACCTCGCCTGCAAGGCGCAGCATCAGCCGCTCGCGCGGTGTCGATCGCATCAGCGCCTCGTGGTACGCGCGATCCGGCGCCGGGCGAGCGTTGGCCTGCACCATCCGCACGTGCGGCACCGGGTCAACCGGGTTCACCATCACGAAGCCCCGGTACAGACCCCACCGGTAGAACCGGTCAAAGCTCGTGCGGCGTCCGCGGCGCGTCTCGTTCGCCCAGTCCTGAGCGGCCAGATAGTCCATCAGGATGTCCGTCGTCACCGCCCACGGACCGACCGTCACGCGCCGCGCCATGTGCTGTAGATGCTGACGACGCGCACTGTTCGTCGTCGTCCGCTTACCGCCAGCACGATCGTGCGCGAGGAAGCCCTCGATAGCGGTGATCCATTCCTGATTTAGCATGCTCTCCCCAGAGACCCATAGTTCGATTGACTTCGGGAGCATAGGAACGCGCGGCCGCGCGCGCTCCCAGAGCGCGGCCGTGCAAATGGGTAGACCTTTGACTACCTTTCAGCCGATCCGGGGAGCAACGCGAGCGCGCCTTCTAGCGCCGCCCGGGCGCCTTCACGCCACTCCTCACGCCACTCGTCCGGCAGGATTGCCCAGTCGTCGCCGCCTTCCTGATCCAGTTCGACGGGACGGTCGAGGTACATCGCGTATGCGGCGCGCTCGACGACGGCGCGACTCGTCAGGTGCTCGCGGACATCGAGCGCGATCGCATCCAGGCAGGCGTCGTAGGTGTCCTGCTGGTAGTCGGCGATCTTCGAGGCGAAAAACACGCCGGCGGACCGGAAGATGCCACGATGCACCGCGGTGCGCATCTCGTCGCGCTCTCGCGCCGTGCGGTCGCTCATCGCTGCTCCTGTTCGTTGTGATCCATGACCACCAATAGGCTGAGCGTTGTGGCGGCGTTCATCCTCTCGGCTCTCGCAGTGCTCATTTCCATCGCGTCGGCCTCGTTCACGTTCTGGTCCGCCCGCAACTCCGGGCCGCGGTTCAGGTTGTGGCTACAGCGGCCTTCGGACCCGCTCGGCGATCCACATGTGCACCTGGTTCTCCTGAACGAGGGTCCTGCGGTTGCGCACAGCGCCCGCTTGCGCTTCAAACGGGACCCGCGCAACGTTCGCGGCATGCGTCCCGCGGAATGGCCCGTCATTGGATCTGGTGAGGATAAGAGCGTCCTGACCTCGTTCCGGTTGAGCCAAACGGAGAGGGCGAACGAGATGGACGCCGAGTGGGCGGTCATCGCGAGTCCAGACACGTACGGCATCGTGAGCTGGCGGACGCCTCTGGGCTTTAGGGTTCGGCAGCGAGTGCAAATCGCAAACAGGCCGCCCAAAGAGTTCACGCCGTGACTCTCTCGCTGTAGCGCTCCTGCGCGCTTTGACGGGTGATCCCGAGCGCGGCGCCGATGTACGCCCACGACCGTCCGTAGGACCGCTGGACCGCCACCGCGTCACGGATGACGCACTCCAGGTCGGTTCGTAGCGATGCCAACTCGGATAGCTCGAACTCGTCAGCGTTGCCCACATGACGGCCAGCGGCCTTGATCGCGCGGCGTGCGAACTCGACCATTTCGAGCGGTTCACGCTCCCGGCGGGCCAC